TGCGGTCTCCGTCTACAACACGGCGAAGCGCCTCCCCGACACCGTCTTCGCGGCGGTCGACGTGTGGGGTTTCTTCGCTGCGCTGGTCGACGGCCAGGGCCGCCCGCTCTTCCCGAACCTCGCGCCGATGAACGCTCCGGGGACGCTCGACCTCACGAGCTTCGAGGGCAACCCGATGGGGCTTCGCTTCGTCGTGTCGCCTCACTTCGCGTCGGGCTTCCTCGCTGTCGCGTCGTCGCGGCTCTTGGAGCAGTACGAGCAGAACAAGGGGTTTGTGACCATCAACGCGCCTTCGGTGTTGGAGCAGGAAGTCGCGTACCGCGGCTACTTCGCGACCAACTGCTACGCGCAAGGTCTCTGCTCGCTGCAGTAGTTCGAGCCTTCCGGCTTCGAGCTCACCACGCGGTTAGTCGCCGGCCTCTTCGGAGGTCGGCGCTAGCCACCGACTGCCGCCGAAGAGCGGCGAAAGGACTTGGGTATGTCACTCCTCCTCCGTGCGATGAACGCGGCCGGCCGCTACCGCGGCGCTGTCGTCATTGCGTCCGGCGACTACAAGAGCGCCGACCCGGCGGCCGTCACCATCGACACGCACAACGCGAGCACGCTCCGCGTCAACACGAACGTCACGCTCATTTCGGGCTCGGGCGCGACTGTCACGGTGCTCATCGAAGCACTCGACCCCGACGGCAGCACGTACTACACGCTGCTCAGCAAGGCGATTACCGCCAGCGGCGTTACCTCGCAGCTGGTCGGTAAGGACATCACCGCTTCCGCGGGTGTCGCGCTGAACGCGCCGCTCCCCGCGTCGGTGCGTGTCACGTGCACCGGCTCGGGCACCCGTACGACTCTGACATACGCGGTCTCCGCGGAAGTCAGCTGACCGAAGAGGGTTAGGGCAATGGCCCAACGTCCCACGGTAGACGACCTACGTACATATATCGGGCTACCCGAAGCGAGCTTCGGTAGCGACACGCTCTCCAATCTCGAAGAGGCGCTAGACGCGTCGCTAGAGCTCGTGGAGTCGCGTGTCAACCTTCCGGTAGGTGCGACTGCGAGCGACTATCCGTCGCCCGTCCGCATGGCGGTGCTTCTCACTGCTCACCGATTGTGGAAGCGGCGCACGTCCCCGGAGGGCGTGGCCGGCTTCGGCGACCTCGGAGCGATTCGCATTACAGCGGTCGACGCCGACGTGGAGCAGCTGTTGAGTCCGTACCTGAGACTGGACGGGTTCGCGTGAACGTCGCGAGTATCCGCGCCGACCTCGTGGAAGTGTGCCCGTCGATGTACGTGAAGCACGCGTACGTGCCGGAAACGGTGAAGGCGTTCCCCGCCGTCATCGCGAACCCGCCGCGCGTCGTCGAATATCGGGCGACGTTGGGTCTTTGTCGGCTCGAAATCGCGCTGACCGTCGTCGCGTCGTCCGCCACTATCGAGGACGCGCAAGCGCGCCTTGACGCGGCGCTGTCGACCGACGGTCCTGAATCGGTGCTCGCAGCAATCGAAGGCGTGCTATCGACCGAATGGGAAACGGCGCTCGTCATGTCCATCGACAACGTGCGAGCGGTCAAAGACGGCGCACAGACGGCGATGAGCGTCGACATCATCCTGGAAATCTTCTCGAAGCGTTAGGAGACGCGCACAATGAGTACGACACCGCTCGTAGTTGACGCAGGTGTGTTGGAGATTGCGACGGTGGACTACTCCGACGCAATCACAAAGGTTCAGATTCTCGCGACGGCGAACGAGGTCACCGTGCCTCAAACGCTCGCGACCCCGCAGAGCTCCCGCAAGGGCGCTACGAAGTACAGCATCGCCATCGACTACCTGTCGAACGACATCGCGGGCGAGCTCTTCGACGCGTTCTTTGCGGCCATCGCTCCGGGGCAGACAGGCAATCTTGATTTCGTCGTCCGCTTGCGCGCGGGCGTCGTGAGCTCGTCGAACCCCGAGTGGACGGGGACGCTCGTCGTTCTGTCGGCGGCACTCGGTGGTTCGGTCGGCGCTTTGTCGGAAGACTCCGTGACGTTGCCGTTGCTCGGCGCGCCGTCGAAGGCGACGAGCTAGTGCGCGTCAACATCGTGCAGGACGACGGTCACGCGTTCGAGGTCGACACGATTCCGTGGGACATCGTCGCGTGCGAAGACCGTTTTAAGCGGAACATAGCGGACGGCCTCTCGACGAAGATGATTCTCTTCGTCGCGTTCGCCGCGGCGAAGCGTCAGCACCTCATCGACGACGCGGCGACGTTCGAAGCGTGGGCGCCAGCCGTGCGCGATTTCGACGTTCCGGACGTCGACCCAAAAGCGGAATCCGCGGCTTCGTAGCCGGCATCGCCGCGGCTACGGGCATAGACCCGCTTCGCCTCATGGAAACGGAAATGGTGGTATTGGAAGAGATGGCCCGGATATTGCGAAGGCAGCCGTAACCGATGCCTGAACGCGCCGCAATCAAGATAGAAGGGCTGTCTCTCTTCCAGCGGAAGCTAAAGGCGCTCGACGCCGAAGCTCCGAAGATGCTGAAAACGGTACAGCTAGCCGCCGCCGAATCGGCGCTCGCGTCCATCTTGCCTCTTGTCCCCGTCGGTACGGGGGCTCTCGGGAATGAGACGGGCGCTCTACGGGCATCGGTGCGCGCGGGGGCGTCGCGGCGTTCCGGCTACGTGAAGGTCGGCAGCGCGAAGGTTCCTTACGCGGGGCCGATTCAATTCGGATGGCCGGCGCACAATATCGAGCCGCAAGATTTCCTGTATTCCGGGATGCTCCGCGCTGAGCCGGCAATCGTCCGTGAATTCGTGACCGGTCTCGCAGCGCTGTTGCGAACGGTAGGGGTGGCGTAACGTGTCGGGCAACATCATTAAGGCCGCGATAACCGGCGACTACGAAGGGCTAAAGAAAGCCGTTCAGGGCGCCAGCGGCGAGCTCGACAAGCTGTCGGCGAAGGCGAAGAGCCACAGCGACAAGCTCGTCTCAATCGCCAACAAGGGTACGAGCGCGCTCATCGGCGGCGCTGTCGCATTCGCGGGGGTCGCACTAAAGAACGGTGCCGACCTGCAAGAGTCACAAGACCAATTGCGCAACGCCATTGAGAATACGGGCGGTGCGTATGACGCGCTCAGTCCGAAAATCAAGGCGATTCAAAAGACGTCCGAAGGTCTCGGGTTCACGTACAAAGAGACCGACGACGCGCTGACAGTCCTCACCCGTTCGACGGGTAACGCCGACAAGGCCATCGGCCTTATGGGCGTTACGCAGGATTTGGCGCGCGCTAAGAACATCTCGCTAGCGGACGCTGCCATAGCGGTAGCGAAGGCGTCTGAGGGGCAGCTGCGCCCGCTAAAGCAGCTAGGCATCGACCTGCCGGTAGTGGCCGGCGGCGCCGCAAAGGTAGAAGCGGCACAGGTGAAGCTCGTCACCGCGCAGTCGAAATATAACGATGCGATTGCTGCCTACGACCCGAAGGCGAAGAATCACGTCAAAGCTTTAGAGAACGTGCAGAAGGCGCACGCCGCTCTCGAAGCGGCGCAGTCGAAGCTAAACGACACGCAGAAGACAGGCGAAACGATTGTCGCCGCTCTTGGCGCGAAGCTGAACGGAACCGCAGCTACCGCGGCCGACAGCATGAAGGGCAAAATCGCAGCGCTTCACGCGAAATTTACCGACATGACGGCGCAGCTAGGGCTCAAACTGATTCCGGTCGTTACTGCTGTCGGTACGAAGCTCGGGCAGCTGGTCGACTACTTCACGAGCAACCATACGGCGCTGACCGCGCTCGTGATTGTCGTCGGCACGTTCGTTGCTGCGATGGTCACCGTGTCGATTGTGTCGAAGGTCATCACACTTATCGAGAGCTTGCAGGTCGCATGGGGCGTGCTTAACGCGGTCATTCTCGCGAACCCGCTCGTGGCCTTCGTCGCTTCAATCGTCGTGCTCGTCGGAGCGATAGTGCTCGCCTACCAACACGTCGCGTGGTTCCGCGCCGGCGTACAAACGGCGTTCCACGCGATACAGGTGGTCGTCGGCGCGGTGGTCTCGTTTATTCAGAGCCACTGGCAATTGCTGCTCGCCGTAATCACGGGCGGTATGTCGACTGCCGTCCTCTTCGTCGTCAGTCACTTCGACACGATACGGAACGTCGCTTCGGTAGTGGTGTCGGCAATCAAGGGTTTCTTTACCGGCATCCCGAAGGCCGTAAGCCTCGTCGTCGATGGAATCGTCTTCTACTTCGTCGGGTTGCCGAAACGCATTGTGGACGCGATAGGCGACATCACGTCGAAATTTACGCACCTCGGCGGGCAGATAGTCGCCGGCATTGTGCAAGGCATCGAAAACGCCGCGGGGTCGCTCGGGTCCGCGGTCGGCGGCCTGCTGTCGCACCTTCCCGGTGGCGGTCTCGTGAAGGGCGCGCTTCACTTCGCCCACGTCCCAGGGTACGCCGATGGCGGTTTCGTTCCTGGGCCGAATGGCGCGCCGCACCTTGCGTACGTGCACGGCGGCGAGCTCGTGCTGAACCCGCGCCAGCAAGCGTCAGCGTTCGGCGGTGGCGGTCAGACGGTCAACAATTTCCCGGCCGGCGCTGCGCCGGCCGCCGTGAACCGGGCGCAAGCCCGATGGAACCGGCGCAACGGTAGGGCGGCGTCGTGACGACGTTCACTCCCGCGGCGTCGTGGGTCGACCTCTTCGCGCAGGAAACGCCGCGCGACTACGGAAAGCTCATGTCGCTACTTGACCCGTTCGCGGTCAAGGTGTCAGTACAGATAGCCGTGCGTAACGCGACCGAAGCGATATGGGACGCGGACGGTGCGGCGTGGGATATGGCAGTGTGGGACGACCCCGATTTTGCGACGTGGGAAGACGTCACCGACCGCGTACGTGGCACCGAATGGGACCGCGGCTCGACTGACCCGCTGCTGCCGGCGGAGGTCGGTACGTGGAACCTGACGCTAGACAACGCGGACGGCCTCGTGTCGCCGTGGGCGACGTCCGGGCCGTTCACAAACCCGGTTAACGGCGCGCCCGTTTGGGACTCGACCGGATGGGACGAGACCGTGCCCGGCTCGGGAGCGTCACTCTTCCGCCCAGGTACGCCCGTGCGCCTCGGGGCAACGTACCGGCGGGTCTCCGGCACGGATGCCGGCGGGTTCGGATACTTCGCGTTCTTCTCGGGCGTCATCGAAACGATAGAAGAGGATTCGGAAGAGGGCGCCGACTCGTGGG